CCGCCTATTTTATTAAGTGAAAGGGGACTAAATGAGTTACAAGAATTACAAGCGACATCTTGGCAAGATTGAGCTAAACAAAGAAACAGTAGAGCGTAACCGTATCGCCTTTTATGATTTTTATTTCAATTATTTCTATAATATCGTGGTCAACTATTTCACTTGGGAGGGTTTGCCTAATGATATTGACGAGTTATTTATAGAGAAAAAGCTAATAGAAAATGGGCATGTGGCTTTCTTCCATGATGATACGTTTGGCTTTATCGCACAAGGTGGAACAAGAGGGGAACGCTTAAACCATTATGACCAGCCTTTGACCTATCAAACCGTGAACGCTAGCAGTATGAACTATTTTAAACAAATGGAAATTGCTTATACTGAAAATGATTTTAGGGTTATTTCAGAACTACATGAGGACAACCCAGACAAAATCAAAAGACCTTGCATTGTGATTCCTAACAATAATTTCTATGAGCCGTATATAGGCTATTTAGAGTTATTTTGCGAAAAGTTGGCAGATATTGAACTGACAATACAGCTAAATAGAAACGCACAAATCACACCGTATTTTATTTTTGCGGACAATACAAACGTGCTATCTATGAAGAATATTTTCAATAAGATTGCCAATTTTGAACCCGTGGTATATCTCAATAAACAGAAAGACCAAGACGGACAAGACAGCTTTAAGCAATTATCTGATTATATCCAAGTATTCAGAACGGACGCCCCTTTTTTGCTGGATAAGTTGCACGATGAAAAGTTACGAGTTATGAACCAGCTCCTAACCTTTATCGGGATAAACAACAATCCAAGTGACAAAAAAGAGCGTTTGGTAGTCTCCGAAGCTATTTCTAATAATGGGGTTATCTCTGCAAACATAGAAGTAGGCTGGAAGTCAAGACGTAAGTTTGTGGAGCTTATCAATAAATGTTACGGGCTGGAAATATCTGTTAAACCAGCGGAGACAATCCAACAGTTTAACCTTGACAAAGTGGCGCTAGACTTGGCAGAAAAGGAGGGAACAATCATTGACCCAGAATAATACAACCGCAACGATTGCAACCTTTTTAAAATCCAGGTATAGAAATCCCGTGACGGGAAGACTGGACGGCTTGGCGCTAGATGAAAATGGCGACTTTCTGCATTACAACACGATTATAGACCAGACTTATAAAGAGTTATTTAAGGACATGGAGCTAGTCAATGGAGTTTCAGACAATTTCAAGAAAGAGTTTTGCAAACACTTTTACAACAGGGAAATTGGTTTGGAGACTTTCGCACGTTTCCAGATTGCCCTTGAGGAAGTTCTAAACAATGAGTGTTTCAATCTATTCAAGTATCTTGCAGAAATCAGGAACAAGGCTATCAAGGACTTAAACCAGTCAATGAACATTGACACGGTAGGCAATCAGAAAGCAGACGGGCAAGCCTTACAAATCGCTAACACTACACCACAGGAGCGCAAAGAAATTGTATTTACTGAGCGCTACGGGGTTATAGAGTACGCTGACAATCTGGTAGAGAACCATCAGAAAAACAACGCTGACACGAAAAGTAACGTCTCAGGGTGGAGCGGTTCAAGCCTTGCCGAACGTTTACAAGCTAACGCAGAATTAAAAGATATTCAATTTCAGATATTTAATATATGTGATAAGCTGTTTTTACAAGTTTTTTAGAAAGGGGTATAGATGAAAGATTTATCAAGCGCTAAAATACTAAAATATGATAGTATGTTAGAAGAAATCACGCTTTTCAGCTTTCAGGATTTTGCTTATAGCGATGATGGTTACTATTATATCCAGTCAAACAGCAGACGATTGGGCGACCTTGCTAAGTTGTGGATAAAGCTAAAACCTATCAGCTATCACTATGAAAGCATTGAAAATGAAACTTTCTGGACTATCAGGAAGAGCTACCAGCCGTTACAATCTATTAAGGCGCTTCTATTCATTCGCTTTAAGATTGTGGGCGCTTATTATAGCTTTGAACGATTAACCAGCAAGAGCAAGCTGAAAGGCTTTGCTAGAGTGATTGACGACAATAACTATTTTTCACGCATACCCCTTGTAAACGAGGTGGTTCACTGGGATAACGGGGTTATCGTAACACCTAACTACCAGATGAACGTCACAGGCTTACAAGAAAAACGGGTAGAGATTGACGGTCAGCAACTCCTTGAAGATTGGGCAACCTTTAAAATAAATGTAACCAATGATAGAAAAGGGGTCTCTCGCACCGTTATGACAGCAGAAAGAGGACATGAAAACCTATGATAATTATTAACTTGTCCGAGACAACGGACACACTACAGATTGAAGTGCTGGGGCACGGAGACGATAAAGACCAATCTTGCGCCCGTGTTTCCACCGTTTGTGACTGTATCTATTTAGGCTTTAAAGACCAGCTAGAGAAATACAAGAAGCACAACGGCTACACACTTTTAATTGCTGACAAGAAAAAGTTAGGACGTAAAGGGGCTTTACTGGTTCGGTATCTTGAATACCTAGCAGACTTAAAAGACCTTTACCCAAACTCAATCAAAATCATAGATAAAACAAAAGGAGAATCAGAAGATGGCAACAAACAGTAATGAAGTAATTGACCCAAAGAAAAAGACAACTAAACGTGTTCGAGGTATTCACTCATTGATTAAATTCCAGAAACATCAGGGTATTGAGAGCCTAACTATTGAGGGCAAGCAAACACTTGCGGATATTTCACAGGATAAGAACGGAGACGCAACCCTATTACTAAAAGCAGATAGTGATAAAGTGGATGCTGTTTCTTCTAACGTACCTTATTTAAGAGTTGCACACACTACAGACGGGTCAGAGCCGTACCAAGAAAAAACAGCAATCATCAGCCAAGATTTAACGCTGTTCCCTTTGCGTGATGGTAAACTGATTAAATTTACAAAAGAATCAGAATCTATTTCAGTAAATGAAGACGCTTTGAAAGAATCTATTTCAGAAATGATTGAAACTGAAATTGAAAAAATTCCAGTTACACTTGGTTATTATGCTAGAATATTCAGCCAATTTGAAAAAATAACCACTAACATTACTTTTAAAGACGATGAAGAATTTACCGGTTACTTGCTTATCCATGTTAGAGGGGAACAAGGCGCAACAACTTTCTTCCATTTCAACAGAGAAGATTTTGTCAACAGCGACCAACCTTATAAAATCTTTAATGATTATCTGTTAAGTGTTAGAGCTGAATTAACACCAGAACAAAACCTAGTTTTGACCTTTAACCAACATGAACAAATTGAAAAATTTGAACTATATTATCAATGGTTTACAAGTATGAAAAAAGCGCCTATTGAACCACGTTTTCAAGAAAAGCGCATTTCAACCCGTATAGAATTTCCAACAGAACATTTTGACGGCTATAAAGACCCTACACCTAAATTAGAATATAGTTCACTACCGCCAGTTAACAATGCACCAGCAGAAACACCATCAGCGCCATCTATCGGAGAGTTTCCAAGAGCGAACACAGAGCCAACACCTCCTATTGAAACAGAGGGAAACGTTCCAGAACCAATAGCAGATGAAGAATCACACTAAAATAAGAAAGGATTTTAAAACATGAATCCAGAAGAATTTAAAGATGAATTTTTCAGAGCCTATCGGGGGCGGTATTCGTCTTACTGGGTGGAGCGTTGGGGACTTATCCCCTCAATCCCTACCAGCTTCGATAATGCCAATTCTATGTACGAGCTTTTGGCTTGGATACAGCGTGCCTTTAAGCAACTACTAGATGATTTTGTGGCGCTGGAAAGTGAACTGGAAGATTATAAGAACGCTTTAACAGAACTCCTAGAGCAACTTATCCCCCTCCTTATCCGCCGTTATATGGAAAGCAAGGAAGCTGATAAATGGTTTAACGATAAGGCAGACATCTACTATAACAAGATTATCAAGCCTTATATTGACACAGAAATAGCTAAAGTCAATAAGAAAATCGCTGACCTTGAAAAGAAAGTAGATGATGAAGTTAAGCGCCTTGATGGACGGATTGACGCTTTAAACGACAAGCTAGAAAAAGAAATCAAGAAGCTAGACGATAGAATCACGCAGGAAGTCACTAAGTTAAACGAGCGTATCACAGCGGAAAACAACGCCCTCAAGGAGAAAATCGAAGCCCTAGAAAATGCTAACACAGGTTTGCAAAATGCTTTGCGTAAAATCATTGAAAACCTTGAGGGTTCAGGCGCTTGGACTGGTGGCTTGACTGGTGGATTTAACCAAGGGCGCAACATTGCAACAGGTAACATCAACTTGTTTGGTGGTACACCAGATGGAAACAGCTTTATCAGAACCAACAACGGAAGCACAGAAAACGACTTGTCAGGAGGTATCTAATGCCTTTAGAAGCACGCTTTTCAACCTCTACCACAGCCAACGTAGAAAACTTTGGTACAGGGGTAGCACCGTGGACGGAAGCCTATGCCAACGCTTGGCAGTTCTCAGGGGACACAGACTACGGGTACATGACCAACGGAAACACGACCTATATACAGTACGGGCAAAATGACCCGTCTGTATGGGCGTCTATGCGTTTCTGGGGTGAATCCGTTGAAATCCTAGAAGAGACAAAAAACGATGATAATTCTATCACAGCGAAAATCAGAGTAAAAGCCCTTTTCTGGTGGAGTAAACGGGTCAGCTCAAACGCTGGGTATCGGGTAGAATATGATATTAAAATCAACGGGCGCACCGTTTGGACGTTTAGCGGATATACAACCGATGAAGTGATTAAAAATGATGAAGTTGCCCAAGACTTTACCGTAACCATTCCAGCCGAAGAAAGTTCATCAGCCAGTGCCTTAAATATCAATGTAAGCTATCCAGATGGGCAATATTCAGATAATTCTTTTTATGTGGGTGTGTACCTATATAATACCAACAAGAAAAAGCCTAAAACGTTGAAACCGTGGGCAGTCCGTAAGAGCGGAATCTTTAAGACCTTAAACCGTCCAAGCGGTATCTTCCAACAGCGAAAAAACGGTTGGCAAGACATCAGCGCCCAACCCTCAAACGCAGTCGGGCAAGCAGTCAGCGCACCGCACAGCGTGAGAAAATCGGGGCAATGGATAGGACAAGGACAGATAGGACAAGAATAAGGGAGGGTTTCAGCCCTCCTATTTTTAAAGGAGAATCTATGCAAGAATCAACCAAGATATGGCTTTATGCAAAAAGCCCGTTTAAAAATGATTATGCCAATGTGATAAACTTTGAGACAATTGACGCTATGGAGAATTTTTTTACAAAGAAGAATCCGCATATAGAAATTGTGTACGAGTATGACAAGTTTCAATATACACAAAGAAACGGCTCTATCGTAGTTTCTGGACGGGTAGAGAAATATGAAAATGTAACCTATATGAGGTTTATCAATAACGGGAGAACCTACTATGCCTTTGTCTTTGACGTGCTTTATATCAATGAAGACGCTACACGCATTATATATGAAGTGGACGTATGGAACACCTACCAGCACGAACTAAAGGCGCTTAACGTAATCGGGCAAGTGGAACAGCAGACGCTTCCTAATGAATTGTGGGCGCTAAAAGACAGTCAGCAAGGCTTTTCAGTTGGGACAAAGTACGCTACACGGGCTGGAGAAGTCGGGATAGATACAGAGTGGCTTGTAGTTGTCGCAAAACCTACAATCAAAATGACGACCAAGACAAACCGACCTGTAAATATGAGTTATTCAGGCATGCAGAAAACTTTTAAATACTTTTTTATCCCTGTAAATTTGAAAAGTGGAGCGTCTAAGCCGTTTATTTTTCAGGACAAAAAATATGATAGTTTTTACCTTGAAAACCTATATAAACACCTTTTCGGGTTGAATCAGGACGGCTCAAGCACCGTTAACCAGATTGTCAACATGTATTTAAGCCGAGATATTGGGGTAAAATACAAGGAGACAACCGAGGGCGACAAGACCTATATAGAAATCTTGTCAAACATCACGGGAAGCGTTGCGAAGATTGGACGAAAGAACACCCGAAACTATCGGACATCAGGCAGTAGCTCAAGCGGTGGAAGTGGTAGCACCAACGAAGAGGGCGACACGTCAACCGAGGAAAGCCGAGTTAGGCTAGTAACCCGAATCATTAAGAAGTTAGTACCAGACGCAACGGCGGAGGGTATCGCTGGAATTATCGGGAACTTTTCAGCAGAAAGCAACGTGACAGCCAAGAAATACGAAGCGGACTATGCTACAGGGTACGAGTACGAGAAAATGGAATCAGAGCCAACAGCAGAAAACCTCATGGGGAGCTGGGGAGCTTTTGCCAGCTTGTACTCTATCAGCTTGAATGAAGCTGGATATAGAGGGAGTGACGGTAAGCACTGGATAGGTATTGGAATCGGTCAGTGGACGGGTCCAAGGGCTGAGGAGCTTTTGAACTTTGCGCACGCACAAGATAAGAGCCTATGGGATTTTAACCTACAGTTTCAATTCATGAACCAAGAGAGCCGAGCGGACACGTTTAGGCGTGTAGCCAGTTCTACAGCAAGCGCCAGCACCAACGCAAGCGACTTTATGAACAACTGGGAGGGCGTAGCTTACAAAGAGGGCGAACGAATCGCACAGGCTGAAGCGTGGCTTTCTACTATTCAAGACGAGTTACAGAAAGGATAAGAAATGGCAGAAGCAACAGAAACACTAAAAGCGCTTAATGAAATCAAGTCACGAGTTGGGACAAGCGTAGGAAATGGGCAATGTTACGGGCTAGTGGCTTTATATTCTCAACTGTTAGGCGGTTGTGACATCGGGGGAGGTATCAACACCCCAAACCCCAACGGCAACGGCAGACAAGCCAGCGGAAGCGACACACAGAGGGGCATGAGTGCCAGCAACATCGGAGGCGACTATGACTGGGAAGCGCTGGGCTGGAAAGTCCGCTTTGACCCGTCTTGGGCTGATTTACGGGTAGGCTGTATTGTCTGCTATATCCCAAGCGGAAACAACATCTGGGGGCATACATCTGTTATTTCAGCGGTCAACGGCTCAAGCTATGACGTGATAGAGCAAAACTACGCTTGGAGCGGTTACACTACAGAGCGAACAGGTATAGATACAGTTGCCAATATTGAAAGTATTATCTACCCTCCCGAGGTTGTCGCAGGTGGAGACGTTGGAGAAATCACAGGCGACACAGGAGACAGACGACTTGGAAACGGGGACTACTCAAAAACAGCCTTTGACGTTGAAGCCTTACTGATTGAAGTGGACGGATTTTTTGACTATCGCCCTAATGTTTATGAAATCCCTAACCTCCTAAAAATAGCCTATGACCAGATACAAGAGGGGTTACGTTCCTATATGGGTAAAGACGACCTAGAAATAGAAGTACAACTATTAAATAGTGAGTTTACTGAGATAGAGCTTTATGACATTTATGGTAATAGTTATGTGTATCAACCGCAGTATTTACCAAGAACGATAGACGAAAATCACAAATATAAAGTGGTAGTAAGTGGAAGCCTTGGCGATAGTAACCAAGTCCATATCAACTTTTTAGAGTATAACAACGCTAACAATGTAAGCTATGCTGATAAGAACATTCTGGAAAATTTGAATAGTGGAGAATGGGCAGAATATAACCCAGAGCATTTCAAGTACGGTTTGAATGATGTGACAGGGAAAAGCGTTGCAATCCTCAACGACCAAGAAGCCAGCTATATTCAAGGTCACAAAAACCAGATGGAACATACACAGCTAACCTTTAAAGAGAATCGGGAAATGTTGAAACAGAGCATAGACCTTTCTAATAAACAAGTAGCTACAGCCAACTCACAAGCCAGCTATAACACACAGTTTGCCGTTGATAGCGCTAACATCAATCAATGGACGGAAGGCGCAAGCGGTATCTTAAACGTGGCTGGAAATCTCCTAACGGGTAACTTTGGGGGCGCACTTGGTGGGCTTGCGTCTGGTGGTATGAAAGTATTCAACGCTAACCGTGATTATAATGATAAGGTAGTACAGCAAGGATTTACCAGCGAAAACAACGCTTTGAAATCCCAATCAAACGCACTCGCTAACATGAAATCTAAGATAGCACTAGACCAGTCTATCAGAGCTTACAACGCAACGATGGTAGACCTACAGAACCAACCTATCAGCGTGCAACAAATCGGGAATGACTTGAGTTTCCAAAGTGGCAACCGATTGACTGACGTTTATTGGAAAGTCTCCCTAGCTCAAAAAGAAATCATGGGACGGGCGAACGAGTATATCAAATGCTACGGGGTGCTTGTCAACTGGTTCACTAATGACGCTTTAAGCGTGATGAGGTCAAGAAAGCGGTTTAATTATATCAAGATGATTAACGTAAACCTTGGAACGCTAAGAGCGAACCAGTCGCACATGAACGCACTACAGGCTATCTTCCAGTCAGGCGTCAGAATCTGGAATTATTCAGCGAATAAAGAAGACAGCATTTTGTTTGATATTCAGAAAAACAACCCGAATTTTTAAAAGTATGATATAATGAAATAGAAAGGAGTGATTTTCTATCGAACAAGTTGAAAAATGGTACAATCCGCAAAAAATGCTATCTTATAATCAGTATCTAAACTTTGTTATCGGTGGGCGTGGGATTGGGAAGACTTTCGCACTCAAAAAGCACCTGCTAAAAAGGTTCATAGATAAAGGGGAGCAATTCATCTATTTAAGGCGGAACAAGTCAGAGCTTGACCGCATAGACAAAGACAAGTTTTTTACTACGGAACTACTTAAACAAGTCTTTACAAATTTTGAGGTAATAGACAGCGACGCTAGTAAAATCCATACTAAGATTGTTTTCAGAGCGGACAACATGGGCGAGGAAGAAAATATTTTAGTTTTGTCTTCTACTAAAATAATTTTGAATGGTAAAATCGTTTGCTATCTCAAGAGCCTATCTACTTGGGTTGACTTGAAAGGGTCAGAATATGATGAGGTAATGAGTATTCTCTACGATGAGGTATTGATAGACGTTACAAGTAAAAAGAGGTATCTTGATAACGAAGTGGAAGCGTTACTAAATTTCATCTTCTCAGTATTCAGAAGACGGGACGGGTGTCACGCTTACCTGCTATCAAATGCAAGTAATTTCAACAATCCCTATTTTGCCTTTCTGAAATTCTACGATGACAACGGCAAGCGCTTTTACAATATGAAACAATACGCAACCTTGATAGAGTTCCCCCCTCATTCAGCTTTCCAGACAGAAGAAGAAAAAGAGAGCGGATTCTTTAAGCTATTGAGTAAGTCCAGTATTTATGAAAGCGTTGCTAATAACGAGTTCCAGATTAAGAACGATAAGAATATAGCAAAAATTAAAGGCTTGAAGTCTAGGCTGTATAGCTTCTATTGTGACGGTACTTTCTTAACAGGGTACTATATCGACAATATGGTATATATTGCTAAAGGCTTTGACAAGAATTTGACCGCTTATTGTTTAGAGGTGGAACAGGTGGAAGACGGGTTTGTGTACTTGAATAAATCCAGCGCACTAGGTAAGACTTTACGGAGTTTGTACCTTAAGAATATGTTTATTTATGAAGATTTAGAAACTAAAAATAAATTTATAGAGGTTATCAATCATGTTATATAATATTATGCTAGAAGTTGCTAAAGGCGACTATATCACAATTCTCTTTGCTTTGATTCTATTTGACTTTATCACAGGCTTTCTAAAGGCTTGGAAGTGGAAAGTGACAGATAGCTGGACAGGGTTAAAAGGAGTTATCAAACATACTTGCACATTTATTTTTTACTATTTTGTAGCGGTATTTTTAACTTATATTCAAGCAATGGCGATTGGGCAAATTCTACTCATTATCATCAATTTGTATTATTTACTTTCAATTATGGAAAATCTTGGAGTTATGGGCGTATTTATCCCTAAATTTATGACGGCAAGAGTTCAAGCAGAATTAAAGAAATACACAACACAACTTGAAAGCGGTAAAGATTTGTTAGAAGAATTTAAAGGAGAAAAGAAATAATGGTTAAGAAAAACGATTTATTTGTAGACGTTGCGAGCCATCAAGGCTACGACATTTCAGGAATTTTGGAAGAAGCAGGGACAACAAACACAATTATTAAAGTGTCAGAAAGTACAAGCTATTTAAACCCTTGCTTGTCTGCTCAAGTGAGCCAGTCAAACCCGATAGGGTTCTATCATTTTGCTTGGTTTGGCGGAAATGAAGAAGAAGCAGAAGCAGAAGCACGCTATTTCCTTGCTAACGTACCTACACAAGTAAAATACCTTGTATTGGACTATGAAGACCACGCAAGCGCAAGCGTACAAGCAAACACTAACGCATGTTTACGATTTATGCAAGTTATCGCAGACGCTGGATATACACCTATTTATTATAGTTATAAACCTTTCACGCTGGATAATGTGGACTATCAGCAGATTTTAGCTCAGTTCCCTAATTCTCTCTGGATTGCAGGATATGGCTTAAATGATGGTACAGCTAACTTTGAATACTTTCCAAGCATGGACGGTATACGATGGTGGCAATATTCTAGCAATCCGTTTGATAAGAATATTGTACTATTGGACGATGAGGAAGAAGATAATATAAGTAATGAAAACACTATAAAAAACCTTACCACCGTAGCCAACGAGGT